GCAGCATAAGCATCAGCAGCAGCAGCAGCATAAGCAGCAGCAGCAGCAGCATAAACATCAGCAGCAGCAGCAGCATAAGCATCAGCAGCAGCAGCAGCAGCAGCAGCAGCAGCAGCAGCAGCAGCATAAGCAGCAGCAGCAGCAGCAGCAGCAGCAGCAGCAGCATAAGCAGCAGCATAAGCAGCAGCATCATCAGCAGCAGCAGCATCATCAGCAGCAGCAGCAGCAGCAGCATCATCAGCAGCATGTTTTACCTCAAGCCACTGGTTAATATCAATCTTTTCTCCATCAATTTTCCGACGGTATAAATCCGCAACATCTTGAATAGATTTTTTGGTTTGATCAGTTTTTGCAAAATTTATTACTCCAAATTCTTTATCTACCAAAAGCCAAACCGCAAATTTTGGCCAAACCATCTCAAGGTCAGCTCCAACCGGAACAGCTTTGATGAATTGCAACGGGAATTTCATAGCGTCCTCTTTCTCAAGACGTTCAAAGATTCTATCCTCCAGTCGTGCGATAATTCGAGGGATACCTAGAGCCTCTTCATAAACGCTATGGTCTCCGTGATTATAACTTTTTCCTAATTTACGATTGAGGCTTTCGATTGAGCATCCAACCGCACAGAATTTCCCATGAGAAGCATATGAGCCTTGAATAATTTTATCTTGTTCCTGATGCCATTTTATCTCCTCCACCATCATTTTTTTAAGTTTCTTATCGTTGTGAAAAGCGATCATTTTTTCCATAAAATTTAAATTAAAAATTAAAAGTTCCTGAGCCTTTTTTGTAGTTCTGAATCCGAAAGTGGCCGCTCGACCTCAGCCGCTTCACTGGTTTCTATTATTTCATCAGTCCAGCATTCACCACGTAACCACGTTGTTGGATGTTTCCACTCCGGGCAAAATTTATTGTTTTTGACTAGGTTCTCTTTTTCAGTTTTTTGATCCTCAATCGCTTTAAGAATTTTTGGATAGAGTTCTGGTTTGATTTTTTTGAACAATTCGAATGACTTTTTTTTCTCCTTTTTCAAGGGATAACATTTCCAAAATTCGTCAAAAAGAGGAAAGATATTGTTTATTGAAGAGTTGTTTATTGAAGAGTTGTTTATTGAGGGTATCTTTTTGGTAAACGACGCATTATCTTTTTGGTAAACGCTCGTTATCTTTTTGGTAAACGTTATCTTTTTGGTAAACGGTTTCCATGTTGAATAATCCTTGTTGAATTCATATATATTCCACCTATCATTATCTTTTTGGTAAAAGATAATATTTAAAAGTTGCAACTTTTTAATTCCTCGAATTACTTGGCTTTTTTTTAAGCCCGTCATAACGCAAAAAGTAGATAAGGCTATGCCATCCCGCTTTTTATTGTAGCCATAAGTTTTTCGAAAAATCACATCTAATACCTGTCTTGCCTCACCTGGTATTCGAGTGCGACACAGCATATCAAATATTTCGTTCGCTATTCCTACATTTCCTAATTCTTTTTGAGGATTGACCATAAAAATTTATAAACTAAAAAGACCCGCCAAATGTTGTGTGAAAATCTAAATCCCTTTCGGAAAATTCTTTTCCACTTGGCAGGTCATCTGAGGCTATAAATTGTTTTCGCATTTTTAAGGTTTTTAAATTTTCACACGTTCGCAATCTTAATTCGAATGTGTGATATATTCAAGTCTATTTTTAACCTTTCCAAACAAAACGTTTGCCAAAAATTCTTTTTAGATTAAAATTACATCAGATTAACTACAGTAGTTTAATATAGTTTTCAATTATGGCAAATACTACCGGAAAGAAATTTGGAGGTCGCAAAAAAGGCACTGCAAACAAAACGACTAAACAAATTCGTGAATCAATTCAAAAGTTTATTTCAATGAATTCAGATGAGTTTGCACAGTGGTTAAAAGACATTCCAGATCGTAAGGAGCGTTTTGATGTGGTTTGTAAACTTGCTGAGTATGTTTTGCCGAAATTACAACGAACAGAGCACACCGGCGAAGATGGAGGCCCGGTTAATTTCACTTTAACCGACTTATTTAATGCCTCAAGCAAACATCAGCCAAAGTGAAATCGATCTATGGCTTAAGTTTCAATCCTCCCCGATCTACGGTATCGAGAAGATGTGGGGGCTTGTTCCGCAGCCGCTTAAACCTGAATGGGAAGATGTAGCGGATGTTGTACCACTTCGCAGTTTTAAGCCCCACTGGTTCCAGCCATTCATCAAAGGCAAGCATATTACCTGGCAGCAGTGGGTTTTTTTTAAGGCTGTTGAGCAGGCAGTGCAAGGAAAAATAAAGCCATTGATAACCGTTGAAGCCGGGCACGGTACGGGCAAGTCAGCATCGCTGGCCATGTTAATGCTTTGGTATCTTGCGGCGTTCAAGAACTGCCAAATACCTTGCACTGCACCAACTTCAACACAGATCCATGATATTCTCTGGAAAGAAGCAAATTTCTGGATTTCCCAAATGCCGCTGTGGTTTAAGAGCCGGTTCTACTGGACCAAAGACTATATCCGTATTACGGAAAATCCCGAGGTATGGTTTGCTCGTGCAAAGACCGGAGACAAAGAGAACACTGAGGCGCTGGCTGGTATCCATGCGCCATTCGTTTTGATTATGGTTGACGAGGCATCAGGTGTGCCAAATCAGGTTTTCACTACTGCTGAAGGTTCTTTGACAGGTGGCAACATTTTATTCGTTCAAATCTCGCAGCATAAAAGGCTTACGGGGTTTTTTCATGATTCACACAAAGAAGAGTCTGATTGGCTAAAATTACGTTTTAATGCAGAGGAGTCACCTATCGTTGAGCCTGGATATCCTGAGTATATGGCGAATAAGTATGGCAAAGATAGCGATGAGTACCGTGTTGAGGTCAAAGGTATGGGACCAAAAGAGGATTCTGTTGATGATGGTGGCTACACGGTGCTTTTTAACGAAACGGATATCCGTGAAATACAAGATGAGCCTTTCATGGGTAGGGTGCGCCTCGGTATTGATCCGGGTGGTCTTGGTAACGATCCAAGTGTTTGGGTTGCACGCGATGGATTCAAGGCTAAAGTTGTGGGGATTGAAAAGAAATCCACACCTAAATCGATTGCCAAAAAAACTCTTCAGATCATGAAAATGTACAACATCCAAGGCGAAGATATTTTTTGCGATAATTTTGGGGAAGGTGCGAACGTTGGGCAAGAGCTTGCGATAGTCAAAGTGGTAATCAATGCTGTGAATGTTGGCGATGATGCAACTGCCAAAAATCGGTACCTCAACAAGCGTGCTGAATGTTTTGATCGTGGGAAGAAGTGGGCTCGATCAGGTGGCGAGTTTATCGAGCATGAGAACTGGAAGGAGTTACTTGTTATTCGAGGTAAAGCTGCTGGTGAAACTGGACGTTATAAGATCATGTCAAAGGAAGAAATGAGGAAAAAGAAAATCAAAAGCCCAAATACTGCTGATGCTTATGCACTTACTTTTTACCATTCTGAAGACTCAGAAGAGTTTAGCGAAAGCCAAGAATTTGAGTATGATCGTTTCGGAAGGCCAGTGATTAGAACATAAAAATTTGCTTTAATTTAAAAAATGTAGATAATCTCTGTCGGCCTTTATCCATCCTCCATGCTCCAAAAACCTTCCATTCCAGACGACAATGTAGATCCGGAACAGTCACCAGATGAAACGGTAGTTGAGGCTAGCGACCCTGTAGATGAGCCAATAGATGACACTCAGGTTGACGAGACAGCAACAAAAAAGAAAGCAAAAATCCCGAGTGCTTATGATCAGGAAAGAATGAGGGATGTTGTTGAGCAAACATGTCATCAGTATAATGAATTATTAAAATCATATCGTGGTCGTATGCTTCGAGTTTATGAGGCGTATTCAACGTATGAGGAAGAGAAGCACGCTGATTGGGCAACAAGCTTCAAAGTGAATAAAGCACATGAAATTGTGGAAAAGATTTTGCCGAGAATTGTTGCGAAAAATCCACGTTGGATTGTTTCGCCTCGAATGGATAATTTTTATCCGGATAAACCGTACATGTACAAAGACCCGACCACTGGTCAAGAAACGCAGGTGGAAGATCCAACGAGTCTACGTGATGACGGGAGGAATCCAAACTTCCAGCAAGAACTCACGCAAAAGTGGGCTGCATGGGTCAAAGCAACTGATGAGCGTTTCAAGCAGGCTGAAGAGTTTTGTGCCGGTATCCAGGATTATTTGACATATATTTTTGATGAGTATGATCTTGGTAGACAAATGAGGCGTTGGGCAAAGAATATGGTTATCTACGGAAAAGGAATTGCAAAAATTCGTTACAAATATGAAACGGTGAATTTACCACAAGGTCGCCGTGAAGATGGTTCAATCGAAATGACACAGGCAGTCCGGGGGGAATATCCGACAATCGACGTAAAAAGTTGGTCAGATGTTCTTTGGGATCCGCGCTATATGAATTTCCGTGATATGCCAGCAGTAGTTGAACGTGTCGAAGGCGTACGTCTTGGTGACCTGAAAAGAAAGAAGGATCAATATTTTAATCTCGATAAACTTACAGAGATTGGAAAGTTAGCAAAAAGCCATGGAGCAAATATGGATGAGTACAAGGCTCAAATCCAAACTATCTCTGGCATCGCATGTCCTGATATCGAAGGACCTTTGGATAAGAACTCTTTGACGCTCACGTACTACTACGGATATTTTGAGGAAGTTGAAGATGAAGATGAAAAGATATTCGAAATTTGCATGGTAGGAACTGAAAAAGCTTTGCTCTTCCCCATCAAAATAAAGGAAATCTCTCGAATACCTTTTGAAGATATCGACGCGTTTGAAGATCCTGAAGTAAACCAACCAGTCGGCTTTGTTGAGCCGATCATATCGTTGCAAGATGAATTGAATTTCAAGAAGAATTCCGCTTCAGAGTACATTAACAATGCGCTCAATCGTATGTGGTTGTGGTCGTCACAGTCCGGCATCAATCCAAAAGACTTGGTAGATAGGCCAAACGGTATCATCCAAACAATCAAAAGCGTTACGGAGGCCGAAGCTAACTGTAAAGAGGTTCAAATGCGCTCAATCGATCCTGCATATTTTAACGAACAAAGCGATTTTGAGCGTCAAATCCAAACAGCTTCATTTACTGTCGACACTTCAAACCAACGCAGCCAGCAGGCCCTCACAAATACAGCTACAGGCATCCGGGTAGCTTTCTTTGAGTCAAACTCGGTTATCGATGAAGTGCGAAAGCATTGGGAGCAGGGTATCGCAAATCTTGCATATCAGCTTTTACTTGAGACATTCGAGAATATGGATGAAAATATTGCGCTCAAGAAAATAGGTCAGCAGGGTTTTTGGGAAATCCACAAAGAACTTTTGCGTGATGCTATCATACGATACTCGATCAAAGTTGAGGCGAATTCATCCAGCTTTGATGATATCGATAGTCGCCGAGAGAATGCTATAGGTTTCTGGAATGTATGCAGTGGGGCAAAGAAGGAAGGTGTGAACGTTGACCTCGATGAAGTATTCAAAGAAGTTATTTTAACTTTCGAGAAAAAAGACCCAACAAAATATTTGAAGCCAAAATCTATTCAACAAATTGTTTCAGAAATAATGGGTTCACAAGCACCCGCAGGCGGTGGTGGTGGTGGTGGTCAACAGCCTGTGCCAGAAGCACCAGGGGGCGCAGCAGAATTAACTCAACAGGTAGCACAAGGCGACGTTGTAAGTGCTGCCGGGGTAAAATAATTTAATGCCAAAAAATGCAAATTCAAAAAATAGAGATTGAAAGCATTTGTATCATTTGCAACCATTCATTTCTCTACAAACGTTTAACTGCCTACCAAATCCGCGTCACGTGTGGCGATAAAGATTGCACAAAAAAAGCTCGCTCAATCGTGACACCTGGACGTTTCCCCTGGAGAAAAACAAAGAATGTAAGAACTTTTAACGATTAAATTATGTCGATCATATCAGCAATGAAAGAGTATGGGAGTAAGAAGCATTATGATGAGAAGCTGCAAGAGGCCAGCGATTTATTTGAAGCTCAGAAGGCCGCAATACAAGGAATTTCGAACACAGCCGGTTTTCAGTCTATTCTTGAGTACCTCGATAACGTCACACTCGCAGCGGAAGAAAGGGCTGATAGCGCAGAAACTCAAGGGGGATTCAAGGAAGTAAGAGGGCATTTGCAATTTTGTAAAAACTTCAAACAATTTTTAACTCGCCTTGCTGATACTAAAAAATAATGGTTTGCGCCGGTGCAGGAGTTCGCTATCTCCTGCCCCATCGCCAGCCATTGAATGGCTTCTTATCATTTTACCCAACTAAAGCTATGACAGTTCAGCAGTCTCAGGACCAAGATCTACAAGATCAGTCCGACAATGAAGACCAAGCCAATACTGTAGACCCGGACCTCGAAGGACTCGATGAGCTCGATGATCACACCTCGCAAGAGGAATCGGAAGACTCAGAAGATGATGGCGAACAAGGGAAGCAAGAACAAACCGTTGAAATTGACGGCGAACAAGTACCACTTTCCGAGGTCAAGAAATGGAAAGCTGGCAACATGCGAACGGATGATTACACCCGTAAAACGCAAGAACTCGCTGAAGAAAAACGACGGTTAGCACGTGGACAACGGACGTTAAAGTCCTCGATCACAACGGATAAAGTCGCGAATGATCCAGCGGCAAAGCAAGCTCTCGAAGCTCTTAAATCTCTTGGGTTTATGACTCAGGATGAAGTGGATGACAGACTCAGTACCTTCCAACAAGGGCAACAAGAAGAGCGTGCATTGTCCAGTATCATAGCGAGGAATCCAAGGTTAAAACCGTATGAAAAAGCGATCCGAGAAATCGGGAAGAACTCAGGCGCTGCATGGGAGGATATCATCACAAATTATGGTTTCTCACAGAAAACGGCTTTGATACGTGCGAAAGGTTCTAGGCAAATAGTTGGGAATCCCCCTGCTAAGAAAGCTGCAGCCGAAAAAGAAGTTTCGGATATGACGGATGCAGAACTTGAGGCTTGGGAGAAGCGTAATTTGACTGGTCGTCGGTACGTCAAGCAAGCAAAATAGCAATTTATTCTCTTATTTTTTAGTCTATGGCAAATAGTTTTTCGGCCTCATTTAAACAGTATTGGGCAAGAAAACAGCAACGTGTTTTCTATAAAATTAACGTTGCACAAAAAATTGCTGATGTTTCTTTTGAAAAAGAATTGAAAGAAGGAAATACTTTCACTCGAACATACAGATCATCCAACCGTATCCAGCGCTACATTCGTGGTTCTGATATCACAATCGATGACAAGACAGACACAGGGGAAAACTTGGTTGTTGACCAAAGCTTTTCCACTGGTTTCTATGTCGACGATTTCGATGCTATTCAGAACAGCTACGATGCTGCGAAAGAATATGGTGAGGATGATGGTGTTTACCTCTCCAACCAAGTGGATGCTGACCTCTTAGGTGAGTATTCAAACGCAGCTTCAATTGTGGATGACGGAACGCTCGGGGGTACTCCTGGAAATGGTATCACAATTTCTCCAACAAATGTTCTCGACATCTTTGCGGCTGCAAAGAAAAAGCTTCGTAAGCTCAATATCCCGCTTGAAATGGGTTTGGTTGCGGTTGTTTCTCCTGAAATGGAAGAGGTTCTGGAAAAACTGGTTGCGGGTCGTGATACTTCCAAAGGTGACCAGGCATTAAACGATGGTTACGTCGGAAAGTTTCTTGGATTCCAAACATACGCATCAAATCAAACTTCCGGCTCTGCTGTGCTTTCACTAGCCACACAACCAACAAATACTGACCCTATAGTTATCAATGGAGTAACCTTCACATTCGTTTCTGTTATCGGTGCTGCTGCTGGAAATGTTTTGATTGGTGCCAACGTAGATGCTACACGTGCCAACCTTGCGGCTTTAATCAATGCTCCAGGAACAACAACAGCAAATGGCGTTGCATTGAGTGCAACAAACCAACGTTTGTTTATCAATGCTTCCGCTGTTAATGACAACGCTGCTGATACCCTCGCGGTCAAATTTAAAGGGGTTGGTTCACTGACTGTTTCCGAAACTTTGACAGATGCTGTGGATGGATGGACAACCACAAAACAACTTCAACATAACCTGTTTGGAGTTAAAGGTGGTACTGGTTTCATTATCCAAAAAGAGCCTCGTTTAAGCTTCAAGGAAGAGCCTAAACGCCATGGTGGAAATATCTTGAATGGTATTCTTTACGGTTACAAAACATTCAACGATGGCGCAAAAATGTTGGTAGATGTTGCGGTCGATAGTTCAAGCTTCTAATTGAGTTCTTCGGTTTTTCCGAATAACTGGTAAGTATGGAGGGGTCGCCAAGCCCCTCCATCTGATTATCTCACTTGGTAATTCATTTTTTAAAATCACAAATCTATGGCTAACATAAGGAATAGGGGGAAAGGGGGAAAGTTACTCAATCGTCATCTACAGCTCGCAAAAGGTGCTCATGTTATTCAGAACGGCGATTTCTCAACAAATACAGTCGTTAAAACCATGGTGGCAAATGCCGACTGTATCGATGGGAATATTTTTATCGCCACTCGAAAATGCATGGTAGTTGGCCTTGCTGAGGTTCACACCACGGCGGGTTCTGATGGTAGCGCGGTAAGTCTCGATGTCAAAAAATGTACAGGCACACAGACACCGGCTCAAGGTACATCACTTTTAACAGCTACACTGAACATGAAGGGCACGGCTCAAACAGTTCAGAATGGAAGTTTGGTAACACTTCTCTCAACACTCACGCTCAATGCAGGCGATCGTCTAGCATTGGACTTCACAGGTACGATCACAGCTTTAGCAGGCGTTACAGTTTCAATTGATTTAATTCCTGTCTAAAAAGGAGGGTGGCAATATGCCGCCCTTTAAAGCGGGGTAGAGCAAAGGTAGCTCGTCACGCTCATAACGTGGAGGTTGTCGGTTCGAGTCCGGCCCCCGCAACCAAAAAATATTTTTTATTTCATCATTTTATAAATATGGAAAATGGCGACTATCAGGTTATGAAAGTACTTGACCGTAAAACTAAGAAAGCAATTTGGATTAAAGAAGTTCGTTTTAATTCTCTTTATCACATGAGAATCAAAGGCGAGAATCCACAACCAAAAGATACCCTTGAGGGCGCACGTAATATAGCTGGAAGAGAACAAATCATTGTACTCGATAAAATGCAGGCTGCGGTCGAAAAAGGCCGTAAAGCGCAAGAGGAGGACGTGGCTGAAGAGGCCGACGAAAAAAGTGAATCCCCTGAAGATACTGAAGAGGTTTATGATCCGGAAACTGGAGACATTGAAAATGCTTTTGATGAAAACAAAGCTGATGAAACGAACGAAGATTTAACTGATGGATCAGAAAATTCAGGTGAAGATTCATTTAGTGAAGACTCTGATGTTGAAAAAATGCAAATGAATGAGTTGAGAAATATGGCAAAGGAATTGGGTTTAAAGTTTGATCGTTCTACTACAAAAAAAGAATTCATTGAACTTTTAAAGAAAAGATAGATAATGCTTCTCACATAAAAATAGCGGATCAAAATAGCACTAAAATTTTCTAACTCTACCCAAATGTACATCCTAAAAGCTCCAAGTGCTGCCGCTTCAAAAATTACTGTGAGTAATACAGCATCTACCGTATTTGATCTTATCGCCGCCTCTTTCGTAGCAGGTGGCGGTTCAGGTCTCGGCTATAATGCCGGGTATGCAGTCGATGCAAATGGAATAAATTTGATAGTTGAGGATGGCGACATACGCTATTTGCTTGACGACAATATACCGACTGCAACAGTCGGTATTTTGGTTAAATCTGGTTCACGTCTTTTCCTCCGGGGAATTCCTGTGAAGAAAATGCGGCTCATTCGAGTCGCCGGATCAAACGTCAATTGTTCTGTCGAAATTGGACGTTGTGAGAAAGGAGAATCATCCAGTGCGGATAACTCTGTTGGTGGTTCTGGTTCTTCATCCTCCTCCGCTTCAAGTATAGGTGGAGGAAATTCTACCTATTCGAATGTGCAAGGAGATTTCACAGCCACAGCAAACAGTGGCGCAAAAACGATTACACTTTCAGCTTATGCAAGCACAGTTCTTTCCGCTTCAATCACGGTAAAGAATTTTGCAAATGCGGTTATAAAAAGAACAACATCAGCGGGCGTTGTGGATACCCTTCCGCTAACAAATATAGCTTTTGCTGCCAATGTTCTTACTCTTGCGGATATGCCAGCAAACTTTGCCGCTGGCGACATCGTTTCTGTTTTTGTTCCTGGAAATGATAAAGCTTTCGACGAAACAAATGATGCTCAAAAGGTAGGGGGAAATATAGCGTCCGGTTCTGCTGATGCTGGAAGTCCAGTCAAAATTGCTGGTGTCTATAATTCGAGTGCGCCAACTTTTGCGAATGGTCAACGTGGCGACATGCAAATTGATTCTGCAGGAAATCATTTGGTCTCGTTGGGTACTAAAATTGCTGGTGAAGATCAAACGAATGATGTGATGAAAATGCAAGCTCAATTCACACCAACAAATATTACAACTCAAACAACAACCGTCTTGAAAGCCAGCGCTGGTCAATGTGGTGGTATTTCAATCAATACACCGGTGGCAAATGCAGTCATCACAATTTATGATAACACTTCTGCAGCCGGAACGAAAATTGCGACTATCACGCTCCCTGCCACATTGCTTTCCTCTGGTCCTATTTTCTGGTCACCAGGCGTTGCGGGTAAATTCGCGACTGGTTTAACGGTGGTCACCTCCGGTGCAACAATGGATATAACAGCATACTGGAACTAATTTTTATTTTTTACTCTTTAAGATATGTCAGTTTTAAAATACATAGATGCCAAAATTACGGCTGTGAATGGTCAGGTTTCCATCTCTTGGAGAACAGACGATAATAATTGGCAACCTCCGGCAAAATTTGATATTCCCGACGATATCGTTCAAGACATAGACGCTTTGAAATTATGGATTCAAAATTATAAAGATTCTTATAATGCTGGCAAAGATGTAGAGGCTGCCGCTGCCAGTATTCCCGAAGTTCCAGCTGATGTAACGGCTTTAATAAACAAACCTCTTAATCTCGCTTAAATGGCACGTTTAATTGCAACAGCGCGGGCTGCTTCGAGTGCGAGGAGTTCCGTTGTAAAAACTCAAAATTTACTTTTACGATCTGAGTCATTGGATAATGCTTCATGGACTAAATCGAACGGATCAGTAACAGCAAACCAAGCGGCAAACCCAATTGATGGGGCAATGACAGCTGATGCTTTTTCTGATGATAATACGCCTTCAACAAATCATATTGTTTACCAAACTTATGCGAGTTTTAAAAAAGGTTATTTATATGAATTTTCTGTTTATGTAAAAAATGTAGATGCCTCAGTTCCATGCATACTGATGTCATTAAATGGTGGTTCGAGTGGGCCACTTTTCAATTTAGTTGCTGGAACGATAAACGATAATTCTATCGGCAAAATAGAATCAGTTGGTAACGGTTGGTATCGATGTACCGCATTTTTAACAATGACCGGTGCTTCTTTCCTAGTTCAAATTTATTCAGCTGTTAGCTTTTCCACTATTTCCCATAATGGCACGAATGGCGTTGTGTATTATGTGTGGGGTGCTCAACTTGTTCAAAGTAATTGGGCTGGCCCTTACGTTCAAACAGTTGGTAGCGCCGTAAATACTGGAAACATTCGTGGCATAACTCAAAAATTACAAAATCTTTTAATCCAATCAGAGGTTTTGGATAATTCGGCATGGCTAAAAACAGCTTCGGCAATATCGGCGGACACAATCGCAAACCCTGTTGATGGTGCGGTCACGGCCGATACACTAACAGCTTCGGCGGGTGGTACTTTCCATTATGTTGCCTACAACAACGCGGCTGTATATAAAACGCTCGCACCGGTTGGTAATGGACCTTTCACCTTTTCTATTTATGTCAAAAGAAACAATAATGACTGGATTGCCTTGATGACTCAAGACAATCATAACGCCTCAAATGCAATTTACTTCAATACAAATACGGGCGCATTTGGAAGCACTGGCGCGAATGCAACGGTACTAGGTGCGACCGCAAAAATTGAACAAACTTTGGCGAATGGGTGGTATAGGCTTTCAGTCACAATTCCGAAAATTCAAGACTACGCAAGTGCAACGGCAGGCTTCGGAGTATTTTTAGCAAACGCCGATGGTGGGAATTCTTTTTCAGCGGCCGGTACCGAAGCAGTTTATTTGTTTGGGGCTCAACTCGTTAATGCAAACAGAGCTGGAACTTATACCCAAACAGTCGCACAAAATTTAAACTATGGAAATATTCGAAATAAAATAACCTGATTATAATATGGATTATGGGTCAACTCTTCATGAATTCTCAAATCTTGGCCCGGCTCTTGGTTCCGTTGTTGTGATAGGTTTAATCGCTTATCACTTGGTGAAACTTATAAAAGTGCTTTCGGATAAACTCTTTTTTATGTTTGATCAGCACACTAAAGCGCTCTATGAAATGCGGCATAACATGGAAGGCCACACAATAATCATCAAAACCGTTGCGGATAATGTGAAGGAAAACACGAAGGTTACTAAACAGGCACATAATTCAGCAAGGGAAATGGTGAAAATAATGAAAAAAATGTCACTCTCTTACAAAAAATAACCTATGGCTACTGATTTATCCGACTTAAAAATTCAACTGAACGTAGAAACTTCCAAGATCGATCGGAATGATAAACTTTGGAGTCCAGAGACTAAAACAATGTTCCTAAATCAGGGGCTTTTCCAAGTACAGAAAGATTGTGGTTTTGATCTTCGTTTTAATCATGCAACTCCCGAAGTTATTGCCGCTGTTGCAGGAACTCAAGAGTACGCTTTGCCTGCTCAATTTATTCAAATGCGAGTTGTGACATTCGATGGACAAACATTGAATAAAAGGGAGTATGAAGATTTAATAGCGGATCAAATTCAATTCGTTCGTGGAACACCTTATGAATACTATATTTACGGTGACAATATCGGTTTAAATGCCATTCCCGATAATGCGGGGTCGCTTAATTTATATTATCGGAAACGGCTTTTAAATATGTCTGATAGTCAAAACTCTCAACTTCCAAGCGATTTTGACCTTGCAATTGTAAAATATGCTGCTTACTTGCTTTGGTCTACGCCACGAGGAAATCGCCAAACAGCTCAGGAAAAAGTCACTGATTACGAACAAGCGATGAATACCATCAGGTCAACATATCTTTATAATGATACGGCTGATTTAACCTTTAGGAATAGCCGACGAACAAAAAGGAATAATACTTCTCAACGTGCTTTACCATAATGCCAACTTTACCCATAGAAAAATTAGATGGAGGATTAAGTCTTTTGGATCGTAAAGCGATCAAAGACAATCAATTTGTACGCCTCAAAAACTGGTTCTACAATAAAGATAAACGCCTTCAAACTCGCTACGGAATTGCACAATATTTTTCAAATGTGCCTGATTCAGTAGTTTTAATTAATGCGTGTGATGCTACTACAAACTTTGTCGCAACTGATGATGCCGTTACAATTGCTGCTGGAGCTGCGATAAGGGGCTCGGCCTCCGTTTCTTTCGGCATTACGGTAGCAACTACCGGAAATGATTTTGCAACGGTTACAAACGCAGTTTTGAGCGCCGACATTTCGACAGCCAAAGGATATTTTGGTTTTTGGTTTAAAGTTCCTGCTGAATTCAATACCAATTTAACGGCGGTAAAAGTACGCCTTGGTTCTGATGCTTCAAATTATTATGAGTGGACTTTACCGGCTCTCATAGAGGCCACAAGTTTATTTATTAAGTTGAATTATAGCGACGCTGTTGTTACTGGCACGCCAGTCGACACAGCGATAACTTATTTCCGGCTACAAACCATATATGCAGGCACCTATACCGACAAAGCCGGAATTCTTATTGATGATATGCGTTCCTACTCATCTACAAGCAATAAGCCGGTGACATCATATTTCTTTTTCCAGCGTGACGATAACCAACTCAGAACGGCTATTTGTGTTTGTGGAACAAATATTTTTAGGTGGGATGAAACAGCGACTTCATGGGAACTTATCAATAGTGGTATCACTGAATTCGAAACAGCCATAGGAATGACAACTTTCCGCACTCGATGGGATTTTTGTGTGTATAAAAACAATATTTACATGTGCAACGGCGTGGATTCTTACCGAATGTGGAATGGCACAACTATGACTACCTATGCTGGCCAGCCAAAGGTCCGATTCTTGCGATATATGAAGGATCGAGTTTTTGGTTTTGGTGACGATTCAAACCCTTCAACACTTTATTACACAGCTGCATTGCCAGGTGACGCTAGCACTATCAATGCAAATCTTGTGGTAGTCGGAGGTGACGAACTTGGTAAAGGAACTGCGCTTTTTGAATTGGGAAGTTTTCCCCTGGCATTTAAATCAAAGAAAATTTACGTTATAAATATTTCTGGATCTGGTTCTGTTGACCCAATTGATACTCAAAATGGTGGATACTCAAATCGTTGTATTGCGAATGTCGGCAATGCTCTGCTTTATTATAATGACCAGGGTATCGATAATTTGAAACAAAAAGCGGCGGCTACAGGTGCCGAAGCTTTGGAAAGTACACCGTACACAGATGATTTACGCACTCTCATCCAACAAATCGCACCAGCCCAATACAATGCAAACTGTGGTTTTTACGGGAAACAGATCAATAATTATTATTTTTCATTTGATACTGGTGACGATAATATTCCGGAAACAACTTTGGTGCTTTCAGCTTTAGTTCGAAAAGCATGGACTCAGTACACCTACCCGGCTATTTATGAATACGGTTTTTATATCGATTCAAATGGTCGGTATCATTACCTTATTTGTTCAGCAAATACAGGCGCAATCTACGAAATCGAAACAGGATTTTTAGATCTCGGAAATCCGATTGAGTATGATCTTCTGACAAAAGCCTGGAATTTTGGCGATGAAAGCACTTGGAAAGATTATCATTTTTTGGATATTTTTGGCTTGAAGAGTGAAGGAGGCAGTTTCACTATTGAAATAATTGTGGATGATGAGATAATTTACACAAGCACTCTAACTGACAGTTTTTTAACTTCGACAAGTGCTGGCGTTACGATTGCGTCCAATCCCATAGCAGACGCTCCATTAGGGGGCGGGGAATCAATCGTCGGGGATATAGAACTATTCCCGTATTTTATACGCCTAGGAGGCGTTCAGATGGGGTCCGGGCAAACAATCCAAGTTCGAATGTACAACGATGCCACAGAGCCCGTTGTGCTCACCGTGGATCGTATGCTTCTTGGATATGATAACAACACGGTTGACCTATTCCCATTTGATAACCTCTCCTAAAAAATGACTGATTTTCTCAATGCGCCAATAGAAAATAATTTCAAGACTACCCTGGTTCAGGTACTTGGAAGTGCGGCGACGGATTTAATTCTTTATTGTGCCAAAGTTCCAACCGGAACAATTACAGGAGGCCGAAAAGTAAGAGTTACGATAAACCCACGACGTGGATTTACGTATCAGGAAGATGTCATGGTGACTTCGATTGATACAGTAAATAAAACCATGACAATCGCCTCATCAGCTGACCGGGCACTTGCTCGATACAATGGGGATGCAGGATCTCGAAAAGTCCACAATCCTCAATCTGAGGTTTATATTACTGATCCATATGGTCTTTGGGCTGAAATTCAAACAGCCTGCAATAGCAAAATGGATAAAAGCGGAGGGACTTTCACAGGTTCCGTAGATTTTAGTGGTGCCTCTAGTGCGTTAAGAGTTCCAAATTTGACTACAGCGCAAAGAACGGCACTCACGGCTGCAAATGGAATGATAGTTTATGATACCGACCTCGGTGTCCATTATCAGTATATCGGTGGCGCATGGTCAACTTTTGCCACTGGATCAGTTTTAAACGCAACAAATGCGGCAGCTGGAAAAGTTGAACTTTCTACACAGGCCGAAATGGACGCAGGAACTCAATTTGGAACTTCAGCCACTATTGTTCCTTCTCCAGACCAAATACAATTAACGATATTGAAAGGAATTACTACCTATTCTGTCATGGGAGGTGGAACAACTGCTTATACAGCAACTCTTGTTCCTGCATTGAATTCTTATACTACAGGCCAACGCTTTTGGCTTAAAGTGAACGTGACAAATACAGGTGCATCTACTTTGACAGTCAATGGAACTGCAACCAGAACTATCAAGAAAAATACCGATCAGGATGTTGTGGAAGGGGATATGCCAGCAGGTGCTTTGATGGAAATTATGTATGATGGTACAAACATGGTTATTTTAGCCATCAGTTCGCCATATGCTTTCATGACAACTAAAGGCGATTTAATCGTAGCATCAGCCGCAAATACCCCAATCCGAAAGGCTGTTGGCGCAAATGATACGGTACTTGTCGCTGATTCTACAGCTGCTGGAGGCATAAAATGGGGTGCGGTTCCAATAACAACCTCGAATGCAAAAAGTAACGTGACTTCACGTGCCGGTAATGCGGCTTCCGGAAATCAGGTTATTGCTCATGGACTTGGAAAAATCCCAGCACTTGTTGAAATATCTACCACTTGGTATGCCTCTGGTGCTTCAGCAAAAGGATTGACTACAAATGGAAATTACGATGGTACAACGACAAACAGCATTACTAATTTTGGGTTTAGTACGGGCACGGCGGGAAATTCCAATACATACATTATTTATGTTGAAGACCCAACGACTGGAGGAGTCCAGAAAGCTACAATAACAATCGATGCTACAAATATCACTTTGGCATGGACAAAAACAGGAACGCCGCCAGCCGACGCGATCAATATTCTTTGGAAAGTAATTGGATAATTATGGATGAAACAAATGATTCTCGATATGCCAATCTAGAGAAGGGGTATGATGCCGAAATTGACCAGGAAAAAGATATCGCATCAGCCACGGGTTTTGGTCGCTCAACAAACACAGAGGCGACACTCAGTAAATCCAGCCAAGAATATCAAACACGGCTAGCCTCCCTGGCGAAAATAATTGATTTAGAGGCTTTGTATAAATCACTCGTCACACAAGGTGCGGACTCACAAACGATTCAAGGAGTCCAGGAAAGTTTACAGCAAGAAAACGCAAATCAAAATCAGTTGAATCAAAATGTGGCACAAAAAAAAGGTCAAATTGTAGGACAAGCAAATCAAATTTCTTTTGGAAAACTCGATCAATTAAAAAGCAATTTGCAGGCAAGAGGAGGTATCCAAATCAATCCACAATCTCAAAAACTCGGTATTAAAGTTGGCCATTCAACTCAAGGAGCCAAACAACCTGGTCCCGCACGGGCATTTACTCCAGTAAAAAGTACTTCCGTGATGTTGGCACCAGTTGGCAAAAATACATTTAAAAAAACACTCGTTCCTACCCGAAAAACATTTCACCTCTAAAACCATATGCCTACGATTCTTGACTACGACAAGCCAGTCACGCCAAAATTACAAACGTATATTCCCGCAACAAAACAAACGTTGACAGGGCAAGCGGCTGTAGATTATTTAGCCCAAAATGGAGGAAGCAAGCAACAAGTATCACAAATGCAGAACGTACTTACGCTGCCAAAACCGGCAGCTCCGGCAGCTCCGGCGCCACAGCAAATTCCGGGCTTTGCAGCACCTCCAACGCCTCAACAACAGGCGAATCTAGCGGCGGCTACTCCTCGTGCTGCGCCAACAGTTGCTACAGCTCAACAGCCTCTTATTACGAAAAACCAACTTCCATCAGGAATAACACAACCTGCGGCAAATCCACAGACGATGCTTGAAAATATCGCGATGAAAAAGTATAAAGGCCAGGCATTGAATGATGATGAGGTGCGTTTCCAAATTAAGCAGGCGATTGGAACATACAGGCCTGATACTGGTGCTGGAAAAAATATGGGGACTCCAGCGCCACGCCGTGAGCAGTATCGAGATGACGCTTCATATAACGCGGCAGTGAAACGCTTTACAGTAAGTGGGGGAAGTATGCCGAATGGCCAACAACCGGCACAAAACCCACCTATTTTGCCAAATGCACAAAATGCTCAATCAAATCCAGTTATCAACCAAAATCCACCTATCCAGCCACATTATCGGGCAAATATTTCTGGAAATCCTCCTACAAATCCTCTCCCTGGACAATATCAAAGCGAGGATGAATTCGCCTCGACTGACCCTGCTGGCTATGATCAGTGGGCAAATTCAAATGGCTATCATTATTCAATAGATGATGTCAATTATAGCGCAAATCCTCCTCCGGGAATCTATGGTGACAATCCATCAATTACCGACTATGCAAATGCAACTCCAGAGCAACAAATGCAAATGCAACAACAGGGTTTCCAAAAAGAATCCCAACAACAGCAAGACCTTTTGAATTCCGGCTATGATCAAATTGGAGCTGCTCAGGACGCTAAAATCCGGACGGCACAAGATCGTCTTGCCAATGAGAAAGTAACTCTTGAGGGTGCTGATGCTGCAAAAGTCGATGAATTTACCAAAGATCAGCAAGCACAAGATCAGGTCGCGATCAATCAGGTTAATAAAGCCAACGATAAAAATATCAATGCTGTTAAAGAAATGGAGTCGTTTTCTGGTTTTGGTCGTTCAACAAAAACTCAGGAGCTCATAGCAGACTCGGGGGAATCCACAAAAAATATTGTTGCTGATATTGAAAGACAATCGAAGAGAGCAGTTACCGAATATCAGGTTTCATTGCTGGATCGTACACAAGCCCGACTCGATAAACTTCAGGAAAAAGTAGATGCTACTCAGGATGAAAAAGACGCTTTGGCGGTGACAAAAGTAAAAGATCAGATGTCATTGATGAAAGATCTCTTCTCTCAAAATCCAATGAGTCCTAAGAATATGCAGGCTACAGCAGAAAAATTGCAATCGATGCAAATTGAGAAGCGAAAAATGGCACTCGAAGAGAGGAAACAAGTTACTGATGATGCCCGGGCTAACTTTCAATTCATGGTGCAAAATTTTGGTAGTGGATATTTGCAAAATCTTGACGACAACTCAATCAATAATCTCTCCGCAAACCTTGGAGTTCCTGCTTCAGCTATTAAGAGCATGGGGCCAACACTTCAAGAGGCTGATACGTCGTGGAAAAAATATATTGATACTCGAAACTTTGATTATCAGAAAGAAAATGACGCCACACAGCGTGATTTTCAATGGACACTTAATCAGGAAGGAAATCGTCAAGATCTTGAAAAAATGGGTATTAGTTTCAAGCAAGATATTTCAAAAATGTACCTTGGTGAACAATTCAAAGATGCTGAATCTCAGAGGAAATTTGCTGGACTTACTTATGGCGAATTTGGAGCCCAATCATCAGGGGGCAATAGCTCAGGGTTGACTTTCGATAATCCCGTTGCTCATCCAGCGACCGGAGCGCCAACAGTTGCATTGAATCCAAAGATTGCAAATGCATATCCAGCAGGCTACAAAAAAGCCGCAAGTTCTGGTCCAGGGGGCCTGGGTGGTCAGTGTGCTTACGAAGTTGAGCAAATGTGCGATATGCCCGCTGTGGGCAATTCAGTAGCATCTAAAACAAAGGCTCTCAATAGCATGGTCAATCAGGGTAAAGGTTTCTTGAAAGGTCAAGGCACGCCACAACCCGGCGATGTTCTTATTTCAAGTTTATCCAAAACCTACGGTCACGTGGCTATGGTAAATGCGGTCACGAAGGATGGAAAGCTAGTTTTATCAGAATTCAACGTAAAAGCTCCATTAACCTTCTCCAATAGTCGTACAATCGATCCAAACTCAAATGAAGTCATTGGATTTATGAGAGTTCCATTAAAGACCGCTTATCAGATGGATAAAAACGCTCAAACCTTAGATCAGGGCTCCTCAACATTCAAAAAGAGCGCTTCGACTATTGATCCGAATAGCTCGATGTACAAAATACTTATGGGGCAAGCGAATCAGATGGACGCAGCTTTACAAGGTGGCTCAAATCAAAATTCTTTCCAACCTTCAAGCCAACCACAAAACTCTGGTTCTCAATTTAGCTTGGATGAGGATGGTTATAAACTCACACCAGATCGTATGAATGTCCGTTCCGGAAACGTGCCGGAATCTTTCCTCAATCAAAAATACCAAGACCTCTCCGCTGCTGTGAATACCGGTGCAATATCACCAAAAGCTCTACAGGCCTTTGAAAAAGATGCCGCGATAGGTCAAGCCGCAGCCGAAAAGAAAAAATCTGATTTAAAAGGTTCGTCTCGTCCTCTCGATGCTTCCACAACTTTGACTATTGGCAAATTTACAGATGTTGGATCGCAACTTGACGATATTTATGCACAATATCAGAAACTCTCAAACCCTGACCCTATTTCTGGAGAAATAGCATTGAAAAACCCATACAACACAGATGTTCAACAGCTCAACAGAATGATTACAGCGGTTGTTCCAAGTCTTGCGAGGGGTGTGTTCGGAGAGGTGGGCGTACTTACGGATTCCGATGTCGAACGCTACACTAAGCTCTTAGCGGATGGCAGGACGCCAAAAGACCAAGCTGAACAAGCTATGCAGTTTATCAAAAACCGTGTAGCAAATGGTCGTCAAAACTTACTCACGACACTTGGAAACGCTGGCTATGATGTCGAGAATTTCACTCAACCGAATTTTAGCGGAGCAAATCAAAGCCAAGGCTCACAAGGTAAGGATTCTTTAGGTTTAGGCTTCTCAAGTGGTGGGGGATTTTCAGGAGGAAAAGATAGTTTATCATTATTTAATTAAATCTTTATGGCTGTCTCAGTTCAAGACTTTGCTGCTAAGGTAAAGCAAAAATATCCGGAATATCAAAATGTAGACGATACCGAATTGACCAAAAAAATTGTTGAAAAATATCCAGAATACAAAGATGTTGTAAATTTTGGCGACACGCAGCAAAACACCCAACAAAATTATAATGGCGGTGGAAGCGCGCCCAAACCTCAAGAGCCGGATTTCGGCAAAATGAGCGATGCAGAACTTGAAAATCAAACGAATCAGGATAAAGCCAATGGAAATTTTAACTGGTTTTCTGGTTCAAAAGCTTCTAGTGAACTTGCACGCCGGAAATTGGGTCAACAAGGTGAAGCACAGGCAAATTTCGTTACTGATTCAACATTAAAACCTATCGCAAAGTTCATTGCTGCCGGCCCGGTTTCAACTCAAAGAGACCGTGAAGGTTTTCAAGCTTATACTCAAACACAAGGAACACCAGAACAAAAGGCCGCTGCGATGCAAGAAGCGCAGGTAAAACCTTTCAATTTACCATTTTTGGGCAATGTGAATGCTTACCAGGGGCAAAAGGATGTTTCTGGCCAAAAAATTCCTGGAAAAATGGATGTGGGAAAAAGTTTTGCAAATGCCGGTGGAAATATTGCTGATGCTGGAATGGGTGTGATGAATTTAATGAATCCTTTGGCTAAGAGCTTTGTGGGAGCATTTGGTCGCGGAGCATTACAAGCAGGTGCCAAAGAAATTCAGAATGAAGATGCTACACCCACAAGCGTTGGAATCAATGCTGGAGTTGGTGGTGCTATGGCAGGTGCTTTTCAACAGGCTCCAAAAGTACTGAATTTTTTGCGAAATTGGAGAGCGGATAAAATGGGGATAAACGATATAGCGAAAGAGACCCTTTTGAATCCGCAAAATGCCGATGCTCTTAAAAAAGAGATTGATTATGCAAAACAGACTGCCAGCGATGTTCTTGCTCCTAAACCGATGGAAAAAGCGGGTGCGGATCTTACAAATGATTATTTGAATCCATTTAAAAAATATAAATCTTCAGTTGGTGCCAAAATAGATCCTTTCATCCAGGCAGCTCCGAAGATTAAAACAACTGTCCCCGTGAGCGATTTTAAAAATAGCCTCATCGATGATGTTGGAGTTAAAATTGCAAAGGATGGGAAACTCGATTTTAGCACTTCAAAAATTGCGAGCGACGAAAATGGCCAACGAGAAATTCAGAAATTATGGAGTAAATTTTTCACAAAAAAAGGCACGGCAATTTATAAAGAATTACCTGCTACTGAAGTGCGAAATAGTATCATGGATATTTCAAAAAATATTCTCGATCTTCATCCGCAGGCTCCAGGGAAAGTCGGGAATATTTCTCAAGTTCCAATTGCGGCTTTAGTGGAAGGACTCGATACAAACTTAAAAAGTGCGTTACCTCCAGAAGCACACAGTGTTTATGATGAATTCAAACAACTTGCCACTGCTGATAATTTTCTCTCCAAAAAAATAGGAGGTAGCAAAAATTCGGCAAGTATGTTAAAAGCTTTATATGGTGACACTCGGTCACCTGAACTTTTACCCGCTCTTCAAACTATGGGGAAAGTTACAGGGAAAAATTATATCAATGAGAGCAATATAGCGCGAACTGCCAGCGACGCTATCAAAGAAGGGAAATCTAGCGGGTTCAAGGAGGATATTCTAAGGATGTTCTTGAAACCTAAGCAGGGCGCGGCAATGGGGCTCATTAAGCAAGGACAAGGTCAAGGTATGACTGGATTACCCCAAAAGCTTTTAGGTCGCTATAACGCACTCCCAATAGCCGTCCAGGATTATCTCAATAATTTATTGCAAGGTAGAACTCAACAACAACAGTAATTATTTTTTAAGTTTCTTTTATGGTTGCACAAGCAATCTTCGTAGAGGCCGGACATGGGAAAAGTAATAGTATTTTCGGGGGAGTCGATATGGGAGCATCCGGAAAAGTCAATGTGGGAACAGTTTACGAAAGAAATTTTGCCGTCAATATTGCTGGAAAAATCCTGAAAATTCTTCAACAAAAAGAAGAATTGAAAAGCGTACTTGTTCAAGGCGTTGGTATTGTCACAGCCGCTAGTATCAGTAAAAAAATGGCTTTCGTTAATACCGTAATGAAAGAAAATCATCTTGCTCCCGAGCGGTGTTTTGGCGTTGCAATTCATATGAATTCTTCAACGGATAAAAAAGCAAAAGGGTTTGAAGTATGGTATCAAAAAAATGGTATCTCCATACCTCTCGCCAATGCCATTGCAAAGTCGTGGGAAGAATATGGAATAACTCCTTTACGCCCTCGCGCTGTGAATAGTTCCGCAGTCGGGCGTTATGGAAGATTTTATATTGATGATACGATGGCCAGGTATGTCATTGTAGAAACTGGTTTTATTTCTAATCCATCTGAAGCCTCATTGATCAATGAAAGTGCTGATAGAGTAGCGGAGGCAATAGCACATGGCATCCTCGAATTTATCCGCAAACTTAAATAATCATGAACAAATTTATACAAAACCAAAGTTTGATTGCTCTACTCTTTATCGGTGTGGCTGGGCTTGTCTTAGCTTTAACTGGAAAGATAGATGCAAATATTTACTGGGGTTTCTTGACCCTGAATTTTGGAGCTTTCACCATTTCTCATGAAGTTCGAAAAAGCAAGGAAGAGAAAAAGCCGAAAATTGAGCAACAAAATATAAATGTACAGTCGCCTCAGAAAAGCAAAACGAATTTATAGAAATAGATTTTCAAAATTTCGCTGCTCCAAACATTCCATTATACGAGCCATTATTATCTGCAAAATAAAATGTAGAAACATTTTTTGCGAAATATTATTAGGCAATAAATTAGATTGAGCGTAATGTTCTCAGCGAGGCCTCAAAATTTTATTTCTTTTCATTTCAAAATTATGAATAATTCAACGAATCCAAATCCGGCAGAACAGGAAGCTCAAAAACAACGCGATGCTAGAACAGCTAAGGAGACTCCAGCAGAACGTACGGCTAGAGAAGCCAAAGAGCCAAAGACAGACGCTCCAGACAATAAATAGTTATTGATTTTTCCAGCTGCTGGTCGACTGGCATCCTAAAAAAGCCCCGATTAAGGGGCTTTTTTATATGTTAAGTATACGTTAAGTTTATGTTAATATTTAACGTATTGTAGATTTATTCCAAATAAATTATAACCGCTATTCCAGCGATAATAAGCAAGCAACTTTCTTTCCAAAGTCCCCATGCAATTAGAACAACACCTAGAATTTTGATCATATATTTGTTTTAAAAAATAGATTATATTTCAGAAATTTTGATGTCTATTCGAGGATATTCTTTATCAATTTTTGCCTCACAATAATGAATTCTGACCTGGCGATCATTTTCATAGACGATACCCTGCAAAGCATCGAGTAAAAGTTTTTCAATGTTTGCAGGGTCGGTTCGTCTATCCGGCATGAACAAGAATATCGCTACTTGAACATCCTTTTTGAACATTTCTTTCTTGAGCATGGCAGCTTCGGCCGCCCATCCGATTGAGTCTTTGAATGCCGTCCCGGCTTCGGTCATGAACATACGGCGATTACTCGCACGCCTGTAGACCCCGTTTTGGCTTATCGGTTTCCCGTCTACGTAAACATTAACCGGATTATTGAACTCAAGTTTTATCATTGTTTGATTTAGAAATGTCATGCTCCCATCGCCCTTTTTTAAGGGTAAGCCCCCATTCAGGGGCTCTTTGTGCTGCTATGGTGTTAAAATACACCTTCCGAGGTATTCGGGCAGCTTGGCAAATGCCATTGATGTAGGCGACAAAACGGTCGTGTACCGTCTTCTTTTGATCTTCCATAAATTTTAATGAGTTAGCATTTTTTCTTGCCTTTTTTCATTGGCATTGGCATGCCCTTTTTAGGCATTGGCCGAGGAGATGATTTCCTCATCGATTTTCCCATAGGTTTTTGGGGGTTAAAAAATAAAAAAGTCCTGAGTAGTTTATTTTTCAGATGGAATATTCTTTGATGGTGTACTCTCATTCATAACAGCCAGCGCCATTGCCATTAAAGCCTCATCATTTGCCGGTAAATGCATTTTTTCAACGTAAGATTTCAGAACAAGTTCCAAGCGTTTTTTGAATTGAGGAGGCATATAAAAATCCACAGCATCCGCAAGCCGGGCATCGGAGAAAAAATAGACGCCATATTTTGCATATTCTTTTCCACCAAGTGAAAAAAAGTCTCCATTTTTCAAGTCCTCTTTTGCTGCACGGTAATCATCCAAGGTGAAAATCAGTTCTTGACCTGAGAAGAATGTTACTACTTTTAGTTTATTTTTATCGAAAAAATCCGCTGTATATTGTTTTTTTTCTTCATTTTCCATTTGAAAAAGAGTTAGGAAGTAAATTGACTAAGTAGTTATCTTTGACGAGTTTATAGAGCATTTCTGAGAGCGCATCGACAAGTTTTGGGTGAGTCGGATTGCGTGCAAGTAAGCTCCTCCCGGTTTCTATATTTTTGTACCAACAAAACCATGTTTTATCAATTGAGTAGATGTCGAGTATGTGCCCTTCAAGATGTC